CCATATTCCATTCCATAGGAATAAACAATGAGTATAGTCCACTTTTAGTTTGCCCGTTTGCATTTCTATGTAGTACTGAAGAATCTTCATAGATGTCTTTAAAGTTACTACCACCTTTTGATAAGGCATTTGAGGTTGAACCCATCATGCACTTACCAATAATTTTAGAACCTAATCTAAGACAAGTTTTAGTTACTCGCCAATTTTCTTTAATGTTATTTGGTCTTAGCCATTTTCCACTCTCGTCATGAGCTAAAAATAATAATTTTTCTCCGTCATAAGAGTTATCTTCTGTATTCTTCCAATCTATTGATGTATCTAATCCCTCAATTGTATCTTCCTCAGAATTATACATGTTCTTTTTTGTAATCTTTGATGCAGGTATACGGAAAGACAACTCAGTTTTTGGTTTGTCCATACCATCCATAATTGGCTTAAAGAAAAATGGAAGTCTGCTATTAATTGGAACAACTTTATCTGTAAACATTTTTTTAGCATCCGCTCCTGTTTTAGATAGTATTCCAACCCTTGAATCTCTTGCAAGAGTTCCAACATTTATACATTCAGAAGATGCCATAAAAGAAAATCCTGAACGTCTTATCTTTAGGTATATCATTCCAAATGACCTATTGTCAGCACGACATGCCTCCCAATAAATCCAATATATTCTATTCGCTTCTCTAAAGTCAGGATATCCAACGTCAATACTTGCCCATTGTAAGTACATATAATGAGAACCTGTAATATACGTTGGCTCGCCATTATTCATAAACCAAAAGCCACGCTCTCTGTAATCAAATTCATTCTCAATGTAGTCTACCAATCTATCTTTAAATTGCGATGGCATTTCATTCCAATGGAAAATTGATTGTATCTTTGATAGCTCTCTTGGTAAGTCTTCTCTCTGCCAATACTGCTCAGATTTCTTATCGCTTCTTTTATATACCTTCTCGGGAACAGGAGGTAGTCCTATATTTAATCCTGATATATTTACTATTTGACCTACTTGTCCATTTTTAGATATAACAACTATGTCGTACTTATCATCATAGCCATATATCCAAGACCTTGCCCTATTTTTATTGGACAGTATAGATGGTGATACAAAATCTTTTTGTATACTATATAAGTTATTTTGACCGTCTTTCCGCAAACCCTTGTTTAGTATCTGTTTTACTCACTCCTTTTTCTAAAGCTTCAAGACCTTCTCTTTCTAGTTCTATTCTATTTAGTATCTCAAAGGCATCAAATATCGCTAACTTTTTTGTCATAGCAGCGTTCTTTAACCTATCTGCAGCCAACTCATCATCAGAATCTTTTTTAATAATATTTTCTTCTGCAACTTTTATTAACTGCTCAACTGCCTTATGACCTGCTGCAATAATTTTTAATTTTATTTCTTTTGTGTCCATTAATTTAATTTCATTGTTATTTGATTATCTATTATCCTGTACATTTTTACATCGTCAATAGTAAATTCATATTCGCTGTCGGGAGAAAAGCATACTACGTCTCCCTTGTTTATTCCTTTACTAATTAAGTAGTCATTTGGATATAGCATCTCACCCATTAAAGGCTCATCACTAAATGGTTTCTTTATATAAGAGTCAATAGCATCTATTGGTTTAACAAAACAATACTTGTCGTAAGAATACCATACATCATCTTTTTTATACATATAGAATTGGTCGGGTTCAATGAAGAACTTGTCGTCTTTAAAAAAACTCTTACCACTTTTTTGATTTCCCTTCATGTCATAATAGTACTTAAATACATTATGATGAACAAGCAATGTGTCGCCTGAAGATATTGGGCCTTTGTAACCTAATGGAACTTCTATTACCTTAGCGAATCTATTTGAAGATATATAGTCTTCTTCAGATGTACTTGTAATAACTTCTAATCCACTAATGGTTTTTGTATTGTTGTACCTCTTATTTATTAAAGATTCAACAATAAAATAAAATGGGGATTTCATTAATAAAATATATTGTATTCAATAGAGATTGGAATAGTTTGTGTAAATTCTTTCCACAAAAGAATCTCATTTGATTCGTTTATGATGAATATTTTTATAGATTGAGTAAAGTCTTCAAGTTTAATTAAATGTATTTCATACGTTTCATTTAAAACTTTTTGCCCTACAATGTAATGCATTGCACCCCCTTTATAGTCAGGTCCAACAGAAATTTTTCTTATTTCCATGTTTTAATTAAATTATACTACAATTCTTACTTCTCCTGTAGCAGTTTTATAAAGCTGTCCTATTACAAGTAGTCCTGCAAGTGCAGCAACATTATTAGCGAAAACAGGTAAAGTTACAACAACAGTAAATAAACTATCAATAGTAAAGTTTTTTGTTTCATTATTTGTAGTCACATCAGTACCAATTAACTTATCCGTTGCTGTAGGTGTTGATAAAACTGTATATGCACTTATTTTCCCCATTTTGCTTTATTGTTTTTTTGTTATTTCTCCCGTCTCAATGTTTATTACAGCATCTTCACCGTATTTCTCCATTAGTATCTTTTCGTGCTTTGAAAACACATCCTTAATACTATCTATGTATTTTATTAAGCTTTGCTTCTGCAATTCTAAATCACCGAGATTCATTTTTGCTTTAGAAAAATCAGAATTCATTTCTCTAATGTTTTTTAATTCTTCTTCTGTTGCAAAAATAATGTCTTGAATATTATTGTCTTCTACTTTTTTCATTTTAAATTAATTTAAGTTAGTTACAAATGTAATACTTTTTTAATAAATATTTTCCAAAGCAATGAAATAATAATTGAAATTAATACTCCTACTAAAACTCCAAGCCAAAAGAAATTCTTTTTTGGTTGATTCTTTTTACCTTCTGCCTTAGCTTGAGCCTTCTCAACTATCCTGTCTTTATATATAGTTTTAACCTTTAACTTATACTCTATTCTCTTCTCTAGTCTAGTTTTAGGAACATAGACAGTATTGTATTTAATAATGGTATCTTTAGTAGTTATAAACTTCTCCCATACTATAGTATCATTAATAATAACAGGTATGCTATCTAATGTTGTTATTCTTATAGTATCTCCTGTTTGTTCGCATGCATATCCTTTCTTAATTGCTTTGTTTAAATGGTACTGTGCAGAGCAACCATACAACACAAATAATAACAATAATACTCTAAACATATTTTATTTTTTAAAAAAATTATTTGATTTATCACTTCTGTTTTTAGCTTGCGATTGAGGTACTGTTTTCTTTTTAGAAACATGTGCATTGTCGATACCATCGTGGTTTCCACTTGTACCATTTTTTCTATTAGTACGCTCTAAATCTCTTCGGTATTTCCTACGCTCTTCAGTGTCATGATACTTCATATCATACTTTACCTTCTTTTTTCTCGCTTCAGGATGTTCTTGATAATACTTCGCTGTTTTTGACTTTCCTGTTTTTGTGCCGGCTAAAAAATTTCTCATTTACCTTGTCTTGAATAAATTTTCTTGTAATTTTTACTTGACTTTAATTTAGAAGTCTTACTTTTTGCATGTACGTTTGTACGCTTAACTTTAGGCTTAACCTTTTTTGTTATCTCTAATTTTATCTTAGCCATTTATATCTTTTGATTCAATTAATGTATAAGTAAAGTGATTTCCATGTATTGCTTTAGCTTTATTCACTATTACCATAAACTCATTAAAATCTTTTACTCTTTTAAATACCTGACACCCTTCTGACCAATTTTCTACAAAGTTAGATACTGTACCTGCTTTGTGAATATTTATTCCAAACATCCCTGTATCTGTTTCAACCTCATCAAAGGTCATATCTTTATTACTATCTCTCCATACAGTAACATCTCCTAATCTTTGACATACTGCCTGATATTTACCTCGATGCATAGATACTGCATAAGCTCCTCTATATTGATTAGGAACTAATCTAGCTACCCCATTAGCATTGTGATATTGTGTCACTCCTTTCTTGCCGGGCTCAGTTGTGTTGTCCCACTCATGATAAAACCATTTACCATCTACTCTATAAGAGATAGTCATCTTATCATCAAATAGATTAGTAACTTTTTGACCTGTATCAGAGTTTCTAACTCCTACAATATTTACATCATAGTTTTTAGCGCCTTTAAAGTAAAGATATCCTTTAGCTTTTACAGTTGCTTCTATCTGCTCTCTAGTATATGTCATTTCTTTATCTTTTTAATGTCATCATTAATATCCTTAGCTCTAGCAAATAGTAACTTCATTGACTGCCATAAGTCTATTCCTTTTACTATCTTATAATTCTCATTAATAGACATTACCTCAATACTAGCTAGAACTAATGCCACTACTTTAGTAAGCATAAATGGTACACTAAAGAATGTAAGAATGATATCGTTAAGAATAAACGCATCGATTAAAAAAAACATTATAACTGTAATTTCATAGAGTGCTAACTTGCTAATAATAGCTGATAACTTTCTGCTACTTATTTTTTCTTTTAACTTATTGGCTTTCCAAATACCTGTAAAAGTATCAATGATAATTAATACTCCTATCATTAACAATATTCCCGATATCGGTAAAAAGAATGCAAAGCATATAGATATAAGTGTCAATAGTTCTGATTGTATAGATATTAATAATAGGGATAGTTGTGTTTTCATAAGTCTAAATCTTCAAGAGCTTCAGTTAAGCTAAAAGTTAAATAAAAAAATAATGTTATGCCACCAAAAGCAATATAAGATTGTTGACCTTGAAACATCATAAACATCGAAGTTATATAACCCGAAATAAAATATAGACTTGCTAAATAGTTACCTTTCATTTTTATCTAGGTGTTAGTAAAGTGCTGCAGTAAATAAATTAATATCTGTAAATGTCTCTTTGTTAATAGTGCATGACAGGTCAAATAATATGATGCCCTTATCAGTTCCTATATGCACTTGACTATCTGATACTAGAGCATAGCTAACTGACTCATCTGAATCATTAGTAAAGTTCTGTAATACATACTCTGTATTATTAAAGGTTAATTTACCCTTGCTTGTTTTTATATTGCTCATTGCTTTATTATTATAAGTTATATCCTACTAATCTATATCCTACATTGCGAGATTGTAGCAAAACATTTCCTACGTTATTCATAACAAATAGAAAATATATACCTACTGAATTGTCAAATGGTAAGTTTTCTGTTGGTTGAGTTACGCTAAAATCACTACTTGCCGGATTTATAGTAGACATTAAAGTTCCTAAATTACTCCTTACAGCTATAGTTCTTCTACAAGTAATATTACTCACTCCTGAATTTGAGAGAGTAAAACCTGTAGCCACTAGAGTAGCTCCTGTTAGTGAGTTAGTACTATTGATATATACTAATCCTTGTGTTGAACCTGTTAAACCTACAATCCTAGATGAATACCATTGTAATTCAATTTGACAATTACTACTAAAAGTATTAGCAGGTAATAAGAATGAATCTGATATAGCATTAGTTAAGCCTGTAATAGTTGTACCTATTGTATTAGATACTGCGGGTACTTTCTGCCCTCCTGCTAT